CTCTTTATTTTAATAAAATAAACGATATAAGGAATTTAATATGGCGAATTCAACATCAGCAAATTTAAAACTTACCGTACAAGCAACTGGGGAAAACTCAGGAACTTGGGGACAAATTACAAATACTAACCTTTTAATCCTAGAACAAGCAATTGGTGGTTTTACTACTTTTAATATTACTAACGCTTCTAGATCTTTAACTTTTACTAATGGTGCTTTATCAAATGGTAAAAACGAAGTTATTAAATTAACAGGGACTTTAGCTTCTAACCTTACTGTTAGTATTCCAGACTCAGTAGAAAAAACTTATCTAGTTGAAGATGCATGTAATCATGCAGGTTTCACTTTAACTTTTAAAACTTCATCTGGAACAGGTGTATTATTATGTGAAGGAAATAATTACACATTATATTCTGATGGAACAAATGTTGTAAAATTATCTGAACAAAGAAACTGGAGAGCAGTATCAGCAGCAGAAACAGTTCAAGCTGGTGCTAAACTTTTAGTAAATACAAATGGTGGAGCAGTAACAGTTACGCTACCAGCCTCACCTGCTACAGGAGATGAAGTGCATTTTGTAGATCAAGGTTATGATTTTAATTCTAACGCATTGACTGTTGGTAGAAACTCTTCTAATATAGCTAATGCAGCATCTGATCTTGTAGTTAATACTCAAGGTGCAGCTTTTGGATTAGTATATTCAGGCGACGCTACAACAGGATGGACTTACACGGAGAAATAATATGTCAAATTACGAAGCAACTAAATACGATTTTGATGGAGCAAACCTTACAGGTATCGAGGGAATTCCTACAGCAACTATTGTGCCATGGTCAGATTCATCAATTCCATCTGGATTTTTAGAATGTAATGGTGCAGCAGTTTCAAGATCAACTTACGCAGCTTTATTTGCAGTTGTAGGTACAACTTATGGAGCTGGTGATGGTTCATCAACTTTTAACGTTCCTGATTTACAAGATAAAGTAGCCGTAAGTAAATCTAACAACAAAGCTTTAGCATCAACTGGTGGAGCAGAAAATGCAGCCACTGCTAATGCAACTTTATCAACATCACAACTTGCTTCTCATGATCACACTATACCTATAAGAGGTGCTCACAGTAACGTTCCTAGATTTAACTTAAACTATGGGCCTGATGGAAGATATACAACCGCAACTCCCACAACAAACACAGGTTCAGGTAGTGGACACCAACATAACACTTCAACTTTACAACCGTATTTAACAATTATTTATATTATTAAAACTTAGGAGAAAAAATGGCATCAAAAGGAAAATGGACAATAGTATTTGAAGACAAACTAATCATAAAAAATTATGATGAAGGGTCTACTGCAGGTATAGGACATGCTATTTTAGATAATGATTCATTTTGGAATGATGCTAAATTTTCTAATATTTGGGCAATTCAATATGGAACAACTGTTTCTAGTGATGAAGTAGAACATAGAGATACAACCCCACACAAATCTTATGCAGATGCTAATCTTGGAGACATAAGTCAATTTAGCTCTCTATGGGATGCAAAACATTTAGAACAACTACAGGCTGATTGGGATAATGATGGCAGAGATGAATCTGAAAAAGGTTCAAGACCTACTTCTTATACATCTAATTCAGTATAATCCTCTACAAATAACGTAGAAGTATATCTTTTTAAATTAGGTATTTTACTAGCGTGTTGTGAATGATAGTAATCAGAGGGGAACATAACAGCTCTATTTTCTTTAAATCCTACATGAATATCTAGTTTTTTATCTGTATAAAAAACAGTACCATTAGTAACCGCAGTTGGACCCGATATCATAATTAAAATATTAATTTTTGCTGGAGTATTTTCATCAGTGTGTGGTTTAAAATGATCTAAATTTCTTAAATCAATACCAGAATTATCATTTACTTTTTTTATTTTAATTTTAAATTTCAATTCAGATTGTTTTGTAAAAAAATCTAATAATTCTTTGTTTCTTCTTAAATTAAATCTACTCCCATAGTAAAATTCTTTAGTTTTTTCTGTAGCGTGATCAAAATAACTTGGGGTATAGAATGCTTTATTCAAAGCAAAGTCTTGAACTTTTTCTAAATCTTCTTTTTTAAAAAAATCATTTATAATTTTAATCATTATTTAAGCATCATCCAAGATGTTAAAATGTATTTTTCGCCAGACAATGGTGGATTTCCTCTGTGAAGATAGGGAAAACTAGCTGGCCAAATTACTACTCTACCTGTTTTAGGTTTTACTCTTTTTGAAAAATGTAAAAATTCTGTTTCTCCACCTTCTTCTACATCATTTAAATATATAGAAAAAACAAAAGCTCTGGCTCCAAGGTCGTATCCTTTACCATGTTCTAAATGCCAAACATGATAGCCTTCAGTAGGAAGTGTTTTTTGAATTTTTAAACAAGTGTAGTGAAAAGGAACTTGAAATGCATGTTCAGCCCCTACGTTTAATGCATAATTTTTCCATACTAAATCAAAGTTATGAATTAATGTTTTTAATTCTTCCCACCAAACTTCCATATTATTTGTTTCCGCAAAATATTGTTGATCTTTTTTAGATAAAACAGATGCACCTTCTCCGCCAATTCTGTTTACAGTTTTATCAAATTTACTTTGATTTTCAAAAAAGTTTATAGCTTTTTTACAAAGGTCTTCGGGTATGTAGTTATCATATATACCAATAAAATTTTCTATTTTAGATGTTCTTTCTTTATTCATTTATAAATACCTGTATTGTTTTTCTTGGAATCAACGGTTTAGTAACTGCTGATACCTTATGTAATATAGGACTTTTTAAAATAAGTAAAGAGTTTCCTGTAACTGGTATAAAACCACTAAACCTACCTTCGGCAAACATAAGTTCTCCACCAAATTTATTATTCCATCTATTATTTAAATAATAAGTAACTCCATACACATACGTACCATCATCATGCCAATTAATACCCGCACCATCTTTCATAGAATGTAATACAAAATTAAAATCATTGGATTTTATTGAATGAAAAGAATTATTTTTAAGTAATGTTTTTATTTTTTTTAACAAATATTGTTCACTATCAAATTGTGTTTTTTCAGTAAAATTTTTATGTCCATGTAATAAAATTTTTTGCCACTCATCTTCAACTGATTTTAAATTTATATTTTTATCTCTAAAAACTTGACGGTGTATTTCTTTATAAGTTTCGTAATCTAAAAAATTTTTTATGTAATATAGTTTATCTGGTATTTGAAATGCTAAGTTCATATCTTACTGTATAATAAATTTATAATGCCGGTTTATGTTTTCTTTAAATAATTTTAACCTATCTTTTTGTATATCTATAAAAGCCATTATAGAACTTTTATCTATTTTATCTTTAAATTTTAAAAAAGTTTTAGATATATCCTCTTCCATTGATTCAATAGTCTTATCTGTTTGATCTTCTATACTTAAAATTTTTAATCCATTTTTATCACATTTATGTAAAAAAATAACAAACGCTTCTTTTTCCCACAAATCGGTTATTAATAATTTACCATTGTGTTTTAATTTTTTTTGTATGTTTTGTAATGCTTTATCTTGATCATAGAAAAAGTGCATAGAACAGTTTAAAACTATAAAGTCAAAAAATAAATCTTTTAATTTACTTTGAAATATATCATCTTGTATATAATCACATTCTTTAAAATTTAATTTTGCATAATCAATAAAAGAAGAGTCTATATCTACCCCTGTTACATTACATTGATTAAAGTATTTTTTAATTGTATGTGTGCCTCTTCCCCAACCACAACCTATATCTAATATAGATTGATTACTAATTTCTATGTTTTTAAATAAATTTAAATAAGAAGTTATTTGATTAGGAAAGTCTAGATCTTCTTCTTTTAATTGTATTTCTTTATCTATCAATCCATGATTTTGTAATGGAAACCATTTATTATTTTTAACATATAAATTAAAAAATTCTTGGTCAGATAAATTAAAATTCATTTTTCTTTCTAAAGACTGCCTCATAAACATACATGTACTCACCTTTCGCGTATGGACAGTAGTAAGGTATTTTAATTTTAAATTTATGAAACTTAAATTTAAAATGTTTTGTGAGGTAACCATCATATTTTTGTGGGACTGATCCAAAAAAAGCTAATCTAGTGTTGTATTTAACATTATTAAGAATTAATTTTAAAAATAATAAATTTCTTTTTCCTGGAGTAAGCGACTGTTGTAGCTCACCACTTGGTGAATCATCAAAAAATATACAGTCAAATTTTTTATTTATAAAAGGTAATCGTAGTTGCCATAATCCTTTTATAACATTTATTTTTTTATTTCTTTGTTTAACTTTCCATTTATGAAATTTTTTAATAACTCCTTCATCTTTTTCCATGACGGTATAGGATCTTAGTCTATATTTATTTATAGCTGTAGCAGAGTAAGCCATTCCAAAACCTATTTCTAAAACATCACCATGTGGTTTTAAAACTTCTACACATTTTTCCATATAAGGTTTTTCCCATGCCATCATTGCTGGAAAATTTCCATAGTTAGGGTCTAACATGTCTGCTTTAAAATTATTTTTTTGATATATCATTATATTAAAATATTTTTCCGTTTTGCCATTTCCATAAATGATGTGAGTTTAATATTTCATTATATACATAATAGTCTACTTCTAAATATTTACGAACTTCTTCTGGGTCAAGATCTAAATCTATCTTTTCTTCTTCTTTCTCTTTATTTACATTAACATGTTCAACTTTATCAAAATGCATTTTTAAAAATATAGAAAGGTCTTTTAGTTCTACATACCAATTAATATTAGTATTTATTAAATATGGAACCTGTGACGTGCTGTGATTAATATTTCCATGATTCATTGAAAAATTATTAATCTTTAAATTATGTAGAGAGTTATAACCAACCTCTTCAAGTTCTAGGCCTTGTATTTTTAAATCGTATTTAAGTCCAGAAATAAATCTACGGTAAGGTTCTCTTATTACCGTCCACCTTACTTTTTCAAAATTAGTTTTTTTTGTAACAGTGGGGTTTAAATGTTTAATACACTCACGTACACTACTAGATCCATTTTTATGAATTAATAAATATTGAAAATTATCTGTTTCATAATATTCTATATTTTGAAATAACATTTTTTCTCCTTCATTATATTTCTAACATTATATTTAGTGAAAACCTGTTAGGATTAATTATAGGTGCTACACCTCTATGATATAGTTTACTTGGAAACAGAATTGCTTCTGATTCTATTGATTTGTGAAAAGTTATTTGATCATCTATTTTAAACTCTGTGCCACCATCATTATTATGTAGATTGTATATAATTGAAAATTTATTATCACCTTGAGTATCTATGTGAAACTGCATTATGCTTCCGGGGTGATACCAGTTCCAATAAATTCTATTTATCTTTTTAAATTTCATAAAAGAATTACTTTCTATTACATCAAAAATAACTTGAGCATAGGTATTTAAAGTATCATCAATATAATAATCTCCTTTTTCATTATAGGTGACTGTTATAAAACCTGCATCTTTTTTATTTTTATCAATGTGATTGTTTTTATCATATCCAAAATACCAACCTTTTGATTTAAACAAAGTATTAAGTATACTTTCATTAGTATTTTTAGGTATGTTAGTGTTAATTTTTGTTATCATCTTTCTAAAAAACAATTTATACAATATCTAGTGCCTTTAGTTATAGGCTCTGTTCCATGAACCCATATAGGTTCAGCAGGGAAAATCATTGCATCACCTGTTTTAAAAGACTCTTTTATTTGACCATCAAAAAATCTAAACTCTCCTCCTTCATATTCTTCATTTAAATTTAAAGTACAGGAAGCTCTTATATTTTCACCTACATCTGAATGGTCATTAATAAATGAACCAACATTATATTTTAAAATTCTTATATTATAGCTAGATTTAATTAATATATCATTAAAATCAGGACATATTTTTTTAGTTTTAATATGAAGAACATAGTTGGCTATCATTATAGCTATGTATTTTTTAGCTTCGTTTAATGCTAATGTTATTTCTTCAGTGGGGTTTTTTATAAGAGATAAATTTAAACATTCAAAATTATCTTCTTCTATTTTAAGTGTTTTAAATTTTAGACTAGACTCAAATCCATATCCTTGATCAAATTTTTTTGGATGTTTTTCAAAAATATTTATTATTTTCTTACATACATCTTTAGGAACTAAGCCATTAATTCTATACTTTAGATCAGATATTTTGTGGTCATAGCTCATATTTTATGTTACTTTCATTCTTTATAAAACTGATATATAAGCTATTATATGCTACAAAAATTAAATTTCAAGCCTGGTTTTAACAAACAAGATACAGAATCTGGTGCCGAGGGGCAATGGACAGATGGTGATTTTGTTAGATTTAGATATGGACTACCTGAAAAGATAGGTGGTTGGAATCAACTTACAGCTGCATCTAAAACATTACCTGGAGCAGCTAGAAGACAACATGCTTTTACTTCTTTCGCTGGAGAAAAATATTCAGCTATTGGTACATCACAAGGTTTGTTTTTATACTACGGTAATGATTTTTTTGATATTACACCATTAGATACAGCTATCACAGGATGTACTTTAACAACTGTTAATGGTTCAAATACTGTAACTATAAATAAAGGATCTCACGGTTTAAAGGTTGGAAGATATGTGACTTTGTCAGGCGTAACTGTTACAGGTGCATCAGATTACACACCAGCTGAATTACAACAAGTTTATGAAATATTAACTGTTCCAGATATAGACAAGTTTACAGTTCAAGCTTCAAGAGCAGAAGGAGGAACAGGTATGACTGCAGCGGGTGCAGCAACTGTTAATCCTTACGTTGAAGTAGGACCAACGTTTCAAACTGCAGGTTATGGTTGGGGAACTTATATATGGGGAGATTCTACTTGGGGAACGGAACGAACAGTAAGTAACGTAATTCTAGATGCAGGAAACTGGAGCCTAGATAACTTTGGTGAAGTTCTTGTTGCAACTATATTTAATGGTAAAACTTTTACTTGGGACGCTGGAGCATCAGGACCTAGAGGTATAAGAGCTTCACAGTCAACAACTAATTTTAACACAACAAACAATCCAACGGCTACAAGAATTTCTATTGTATCAGATAGAGATAGACACTTATTTCATTTAGGTACAGAAACAACTATTGGTAATGCTGCAACACAAGACCCTATGTTTGTAAGATTTTCAAACCAAGAAGATTTAAATACATATGCACCAACAGCGACTAACACAGCTGGTACGTTTAGACTAGATACCGGTAATGAGATTAGAGCAGCTATACAAGGTAAAGATTATATTTTTGTAGCAACTGATCTTGCAGCTTATGTAATTCAATTTGTTGGTCCGCCATTTACTTT